TTTACACGCTTCAAGACACTCCAGAATTCTTGACTTACGAGGAACCGGTAAGCTACGCGCACGTGGAAAACAAGTTCAGAATCAAGGAATTTGACATCGATTACGATCCAGAAGTGATTGAAACTGCTAAATCAAAAGTATTGGAATGTAGAGAATATTTAAACGGTATTGGAATATGAAAAAGCAGACGGCAGTAGAATGGATTCATGAGCAATTAACTTCCACTTGGTTTGACGGTAAGTCTTCCAAGGAAATACTAGAAATAGCTAAGTATAAAGAGAGAGAACAGATTGCAGACGCTCATAGAGAAGGTGCTTGGTTCTATGCAGTAAAAACCTACGAAAGTGGTCATAATTACTACGAAGAAACCTACGGAAAGAAATGACACCCTACCCCCCCCCTATTAAATCATGACATCACTAAACCAGATACAAAAAGACGAGATAGTCAGGCTATATAAACTTAAAGTAATGAATAAAAATATAGCGACTATTTTAAATATTAGTAGGCACGTAGTAAACAATTACATCTACAAAGACTACTTGCTTACCAATGAGAGAGCTAAGAACACGTGCGATTACATGAAAGATGCAGATCAAGTAATTGAATTATATGTTAAAGGTCTTCCATATAAAGAAATTATGTCTATGACTGGTGTAAAATACCATCATTTGTGCGAAATCATAAAGCTAACGCCTAGTAGAAGAATAGAGCCGTTATCTATAAAATTAGTACGAAAAATAGATAGAATGGTAGAGGAAAATTGGAGAACTTGCGACATAGCAAAAGAGCTGGATTTAGAGTACAATAAAGTCTCACATTGGGTGAGAAAAGCACGAAAGGAGGGTGTACACTAGTGTACACTAAGTGTACACCTAAGTGTAAACCAAAATCGGCCTCCATTGGCTCCAATCGCAATAAGTGAACACTTTGAACACTTTTTGACAAAAATGAAAAAAAATAAATTTTCACCTAGTCAAAAAAAATACATTATAAAAAAAAGTGTAAACCTGTAAACCTAGCGCAAAAAACCGCCTAAAATCCCGCTAATTTAAGCGCATTGGCACTTTAGGGGGGTTTACACTAGGTGTAAACTAAGTGTAAACTTGTGTACACTTTTTTGCCAAAAACAGCTGATTTATACCCTACCCCCCCTCTTTTTTTCAAACCTTTGTAAAACACAAAAATGAACGTAACATTAGGAAGAGCAATTAATTTACTGAACTCAGGTTTCAGTGTAATGCCAATATCGGAGGGTAAAAAACCTTTGATTTTATGGAAGGAATACCAGACAAAAAAAATAGAAAAGTCAGAATTAGAGAAGCTCGAATACAAGACCAAAGGATACGGTATTATAACTGGTTTTTACGATGTTGAATGTATAGATGTAGACTTAAAGGTATTTCCAACTATCCAAGACGGAAAGAAATTCTGGAGTGACTTTATTTCTTTTATATCAGATTATATTGATGACTTTAATAGAAAGTTTGTAATATATAAGACTATAAATTCCGGCTACCATATTATCTACAGATGCTCAAAGGTAGATGGAAACAGAAAGCTCGCTACACTCAAAGGACATTCTCAAGCCTTAATTGAAACTAGGGGAACTGGTGGATACATTTATATCTACGATAATCAAGTATCTGATTTGTCTTATGAGCAAGTGCAGGAGATTACCGAAGAAGAAAGAGAGATTCTGTTTGGATTGTGCCGGTACTTCCATTACGATGAAGCCAAGGAGGAAACTAAGATTGAGATCACAGAATATAGTGGACTTACTCCTTGGCAAGATTACAATCAGAGAAACAAGGTGCTAGATTTAATTGCAAATGAGTTTACTGCAGTTAAGCACCTTACGGATAGAATAGTGATAAGAAAAACTAATTCTAAGGATGCCTTGCATGGATTTATATACAAGGATAGCGGATTGTGTTATCTCTTCACTACGGCCACGATTTACCCTCATGAGACACCTTTAACTCCGTTTAGTATCTATGCTTACAAATACTTCAATGGAGACTTCTCAATGGCTGCAAAAGAGCTGTACAAGGAAGGCTATGGAGAGCGAAAGATTCGCAAGGTAGAAATAGAGAAAATTGAGATTCCGCAAGAGGATTTAATATTTCCCATTGATGTGTTCCCAGAATCATTGCAGAGTTATATTTTGTTAAATCAGAAAACACTTAATCATTCTATTGACTACATGGGTAGTTCCTTACTTTGGCTTTTGTCTTTGTGCATTGGTAACGCTTGCAAGGTAGAAGTAAAAACAGGATGGAGGGAATCTTGCAACATTTGGATTGGATTAATAGGCAAGGCAGGACTAGGAAAAACACCAAGTATAAATGCAATAATATTCCCTATTGCTAAGAAGAATAGCTTTGAGATTAAGCACTACCAGAACGAGTACAAAAAGTACAAGGAATTCGAGCGCTTGACTTCAAAGGAAAAAAAGGATGTAGAGGAAATTAAGGAGCCCGTAAGAAAGCAGCTAATTGTAAATGACATCACCGTAGAAGCGTTGGCGGATTTGCACGAGGAAAATCAAGTAGGTATTGCGGTATTTAAGGATGAGTTGAACGGGTGGATCAAGGACATGAATAAATACAAGCCTGGCTCTGATCTCGAGTTTTGGCTCTCATGTTGGTCGAATCAAGCAGCGATTTTAACTAGAAAGTCTGCAAAAAGTAGCTTTGTTGCTAGTCCATTGATTCCAGTGCTAGGTGGTATACAACCTGGAATATTTTCTCAGATTTCCACCATGGAAAACAAAGACAATGGATTCCTAGACAGATTGCTAGTTAGTTATCCAGATAAGGAGATTGAACACTACAACAAGAACTCAATTGACCAAGAAATATTGGATTGGTACGAAGCTTACATTAGTCAGTTCTATAACCTAGTCAGAAACCAAGTTTTGCAGTACAATAAATTTGGAGAAATCGAGAGTCGAATCATTCGATTTGATAGCAAAGCAGATATTGAGTGGGAGCGTATATTTAACAACATTACGGATTTACAGAACTCTGATGACATATCGGAATATGTAAAGTCGATGTTGAGTAAGCAGAAGGCTTATGTTCCTAGATTTGCTCTGTTGATTAATACTTTGTGGTCATTCGAGACAGGAAAGGATTTTGACTTTGTTACTAAGGAATCTTTGCTGAAGGCAGAAAAGTTAAGCAACTACTTTATTGCAATGTCTAAGAAGATTAAGATTAGCAGCTTAGAATCTAATGAACTTAGTGAGATTATCAGGTCTATGAAAAACGAGTCAATAGAAAAGAAAATCGAGATGATTAATAAGACCATCCCAGATTTTAACCGCTCTGAGTTAGCAGAGTTACTAAATGTAAGTAGAACAACGATTTATAAACACTTAAAAAAATGATTGAAGCACTAGACGAAATATCAGAAATCCCATTTGATGTATTTTGGGATAAGTTTAATGAAGCAAGACCTGGGGATTATGATAAGACCTACACTCAAGGTATTTGGCTAAAAATGAGAGAAACAAATAGGGTACTTGCATTTGAATATCTATGCAGGTTTGGAACAGATTATTATTGGCCGCATCATCATTTAGATGCATTTGATTTACCATTTTAAATACCCTACCCCCCCCTTATTTTATTATGAGACACGATTCTTTATTTTCAGGTATTGGAGGCTTTGATTTAGCCTCGGAGTGGATTGGATGGGAAAATGTTTTCCATTGCGAATGGAATGAATTTGGACAAAAAGTTTTAAAATATTACTGGCCTAAATCAATAACTTACAATGATATCACCAAGACAAATTTCTCTATTCACCGAGGAACAATTGACATCCTTACAGGTGGATTCCCCTGTCAACCCTATTCATCCGCAGGAAAGCGACTCGGCAAGGAGGATGAGAGACACCTCTGGCCGGAGATGCTTAGAGCAATTCGAGAGATTCAGCCGACCTGGGTTGTGGGCGAAAATGTTCGCGGGCTTACTAATTGGAACGGAGGGTTGGTATTCGACGAAGTGCAGGCTTACCTGGAAGCTGAAGGCTACGAAATCACACCGTTTCTACTTCCAGCTTGTGCCGTCAACGCTCCCCATAGAAGGGATAGAATTTGGTTTATTGCCTACTCCCCTAGCGCAAGCGAGAGAGCAAAAGAGTTTCGACAAATACGATCAGAGAATGGAGAGATTAGTGGAGAAGGGTCACAAACCATTTACGATGCCACTAGACCAAATGGCATTGAGGGGACTACTTCCGACTCCGACCTGTTTCGATGCGACCAACGCATCCAACACAATGAAGTCAACACAGGTGAAGGAAGGATCAATGCATTCAGTCACATTGACAAGGGCATTATCAATGGGGATGCTACCGACTCCGAACTCAAGGGATTACAAGGATGCACAAACACCCGAAAAGTATCAGGAAAGAAAGGAGCTTTGGGCGGAGAAGGGAATAAATTTACAACTCAGTTTGCCTCAATTGATAAAGAATCAAATGCTTCCGACTCCGATGTCTTCGGATTGCGGGGACAAAGTAACAGGATTGGAAACTCAAGACTCATTGGTAAAAATAGCAAGGGAAATAACTGGCAAAACTTCCCAACTGTCTCCCCAATTTGTGATGCAAATGATGGGATTTCCGACAGATTGGACTCTATTACCTTTCCTAAATGGAGAAACGAATCAATTAAAGCCGGAGGAAACGCAATCGTCCCACAAGTAGTTTATCAAATATTTAAAGCAATTGAGCAATACAATGAATTAAATAAACAGCTTTCTATATGAAACCACTAGACATTCTAAAACAGCTCAAGCAAGATTCTATGCTAGAATCCTATCCTAATGTGCCCAAGTATGCTATTTCAGCACCAAAGTACGAGGATAAGACAGCTAATGGCCTAACCAAATGCGTCAAGGAGTTCTTAGAGCTTAGTGGATACCAAGCAGAGCGAATCAACACTATGGGTAGACCAATAGACAACCGGAAGCAAGTGACCGATGTAATAGGCCGAACCAAGACCATCGGATCAATGACATGGGGTAAGTCAACGGCAACTAAAGGATCAGCGGATATATCAGCTACTATACTTGGTAGGTCGGTAAAGATAGAGGTAAAGATAGGAGCAGACAGACAGTCAGAACACCAGAAAATCTATCAAGAAGCTATCGAAAAGTCTGGAGGTCAGTACTGGATAGTGAAAAACTTTGATGACTTCTATAAAAAATATGAAAATTTTCTTTTATCCAATAAATCAATAAGTTAATATTACAAGACAAAACAAAAACAAACAAAACAATGGCAAATTTATCAGAAATCTTCCTAAAGCAGGAAACACTAGAAACCCTACTTACAACCGTTAAGGCAAAGGGTTTAAAAGGAGTCTCTCTAACCATATCTATGAACGATGAGGCCAACGATTACGGTCAGAATGTGCAATCCTATGTCTCACAGACAAAAGAGGACAGAGAGGCTAAAAAGCCTAAATTCTGGACAGGATCAGGCAAAGTATTTTGGTCTGATAATAAACCAGCAATGGTAGTAGAAAAAAAGCAGGCTCATCAATCTAAAGCTCAATATGCCGAGAAAGAAAGCAACGACCTACCATTCTAAGTTTATCCTCAAACGTAGGTTTATTACTAAGTTTAACGAATTTACAGATTGGCAAGATATCGGATATGGAGAGTTTCTCTCCATTGAAGATGTCCAAGACAAAATCAAGATGCTAATTCAGAACTATAAAAATAAGCACATTGAGGTACACTTTGAAATGAATGGTAAATTGCTAGATTTTAATGGAAATGAAATATCACATCCAATTAAATTTACTCCAAAATGAAAATTCGTCTTTTGCAGTTACTTAAATTTATAAATACAGCTTTAGGTTTTATGACCTGCCTATATTTAATAAGTAAGTCTCTAGGGATGTTTGCATTGGTACTTGCTATTTTCGTCATATACTTAAACTTCAAAATTGATGAAATACTCAACGGAACAAATTAAAAGAGCAGTTAGATCATGCGTATGTTGCCAGAACAATGGCTTAAAAGTACATCTTGACATGGAAGATCATACAGAAGCTGGAGAGATATTCTTTAACCATTTCAGTGGCATTGTGGAGCCTAGACTTACAGAACTTCTTGAGAATACTAGATACGTTATTAAGCTACAACTTATTACTAGACACTTACAACACAATTACAAATGATAAAATACAAATATGAAGAATTAGACTTTCATGTCGATTCAGAATCTGGAAACTTAGTTATCGACTACGGAGAAAATATAGTTGAAATAGAAAATCACATTGCAATAGAGCTTGTTGAAATATTGAGGCAGAAACTCTATTTGCATAGAGAACAAAAAGAAAGTGTAATCAAACGATTCTTTAAATAATGGAAGAAGCTCAAGTACTCAATCCCTTTGGATACCTATCTGCTACCAAGGTACTCGATGAAAACCGCAAACCTAGTGAGTGGTGGATTGAGTACCTCGAGTTTAACGAAATAGTAGCTGAAAACGAATTCTATGTTCTTTTTTCAGATGGGTTACTAGTTAAAAAAGGAAGGTCTAAGTTTACTACTAGCCAGTATTTAAAATCAGAGAAGTTTGTATCCTTTAATGAATTCTATAATAAAGAAGCATTAGAAGATGATTGGGTTATGGTTGTTGGAATAATTTAAGGAATTTTTGGCACAATGTGACAATTAGTGCCGAAGTATAGTAATTAATCAGGTGGCGGAATGTAGACGCGCATTGGAACTGCTTGTAAAAGTAATGGCACATTGAGATAACCTTAGATGTGCGTGCAGGATCATAGCCTGCCCTGACAACAAAATATAAAAACATGATACCACCATTTGCAATCCAAGTAGAAGAAGTTCTTGAGCAGATTCATAAAATGCTTATCGACAAGAATCGTAAGTACGGAAACTCTGCATTAGAACCTCTCGGAGTGTTTAGTCAGTTGTCCGCAAAACAAGGACTACTGATTCGCATTGATGATAAGCTAAAACGAATTAAAAATGGAAGCTTAGAGAAAGATGATGAGGACGTAGTAAATGACTTAATTGGTTACCTTGTCCTGCTGAAGATCAGCGATAATGTAAAGTAGTTTTTACAAAATGCACAATAAATGTGTAATATATTGCACATTATTAAAGTTTTTACCACTTAATGAATGAAATATGAGTCCTGATATCACCATGTGCATGGGGACAAATTGTCCCTACAAAGAAAGTTGCTATCGATTTACCGCTAAGCCTAGCGAGTATATGCAGTCGTATTTTATGAATCCGCCTATTAAGGATGGAAAATGTGATATGTACTGGGGTGATTTAAGCGAAGCTATTTGGGGCCAGCTTCAAGACATTGTTAAAAAGAAGTAAGATTTTAGTAAAAATTCATGCAACTGTAGACAAAATGGAGACAGTTGGCGACTAATATTGTCGATTTTTGGTACGAATTTATGTAAAAAGGTAACAAGAAATTCGGATTTTTTTCGAATAACAACCTATAAGTTCACAGATTGGGAACTTTTGTTAACCTTTAGAATAACTTTTTAGAAATCCCTATCTGGTGAGACCTAGTAAATGGTTGATATTGGTACTCAAAGATGTACTTGTTGTCCAAGTATGAAACTTTTGCTCCTGGTTGTAACAAAGAGTTAACCGATGCGCCTAAATAAATACCTTTGCTCTTCTTAATTATTGTCTCGGTTTTTGTCTCGGTAATTGTGTTGATTACCACAGGTATCTTGAAATCGTTCGTAGCAGTCATTTTAAGCACTTCTCCGAGGACTTCTCCGCTTACATTGGTACTTCCATACTCCGAGGGGATGGATGTCTTAAACAGGCTAATTTGAGGCTTATAATCTACAAGGATTGTATCCCTAATAATCTGTGATTTTATCCACTTTTTTGGCACATAAACTGTGTCCTTAACCTCCACCATCAAAGTGTCCGTTTTTGTCACGGTTTCATATTTGTAGACAGTCTCTTGCTCAGGCTTTGGGTAAATGACAAAAGTCAAAAGTACACCAATTAAAAAGGCAATTATTGCGATTCGTTTGCGCTCGTCATCTAGTAAATCTTTCATTTTTTTCCTCTGAATTGTACATAACAAATTACCAAGCGCTGATCCATGCGCGGAAATTCTCGTTCCATAACTGGGTCGGCTACACATCTAGCGACAAAATCGCTTTGACTTTCGGCTGGTTTTGGCTTTGGTAGTGGCATTATTGTTCAATAAATAAATTGTCTTGTTCTAATATTTTTCTTAATTCCTTACGGCAATAATCATACGCCTTGTAAGTTTCATCACTCAATTCTTTGTACTTCATCTCTGATCTTAGAAGTTGGTCAAAGTCCCAGATTGCACTTTTGTAATTATGTCCGTTAATAGCTGCCTGAAAGTCTGTGTTATCTTCAGGCAAATCAAATTCTAGTACTGCTTTCATAAATCCATCATTACGTTAAAAGGTAATCGCCCATAATCTAAAGTTACACCAACACCAATTGCTGGCTTTCTACCAGCCTTAGCATAGGCCATTGCGTAACTGTCTTTATCAATTCCGCAGCCTACTTGCTTGCCAAATATCTTAAAGTTTTTTCCAACTACGAAATTGGTGTAAGCTTCGGTATGCCGGTGACCTTGAACTGTGCTAATTAAGTCCGCCTTTGCTCTAGCTATTGCTCCACCTTGTTCGCCGTGTACGTACAAAACATCATTTAAAATATGCTCTTCGGTAAATTCCCATCCTGGAGTTTCCAAGACTTCTTTGTAGCTCTTAATCCACTTTTTAGAAATGCCAGCAGTAAAAGCTTTACGCATTACTAATCTGTCGTGATTTCCAATGATTACAACAGCTTTTGGAAAAGCATCACGCCATTTTTTTATTCTTTGAATAGCATGGTTTAACTCATCCAAGGCACTCATGCCGTCTGGATCGCTCTCATGATAAGATGCATAGTGATTATCAATGATGTCACCGATAAAGACTATTTTTTCTGTTTTATACCTTTGCTTCTGTTCAATACAAAACGGCAAATAATCGTCTAAGCAAAAAGGCTCGTGCAAGTCGCCAATTTCTAAGACACCACCCCCCCTATTTGAATTTCTAATACCTCGAATAATTTCCCACTCTTCGCGGTTTAATCTTGGTCTGAATTCTTCCATTACATAGCTAAATAGGTTGTTTTTCCGCTAGTTCTTATTGCTTTAAGCTTTTGCTTTCTGTTCCCTGTTTTAACAAATGATACATGAACCCAGTCAGGGTTAAAATCCGTTCCAAACTCCCAAATAAGCTGGTCAAAATCTAGCTTGTTTTTAATAAAATCAAAAACCATTCTATTGGTAACCTCGCCGTTACTTCCATCCATGTCAATGTCTATGGCTTGCCCTTTGCAATGCTGGCTTGATGAACTCCCCTTAATGAAATCATTGAGAGCCTTGCTTCTGTACCCAGAGCTGATAAAAATAGGAACACCAAAATGTTCGCGAATAGGTTCAAAGACTTTATCTGCAAGTAGCTTAAAGTTCTCAAGATGCTCTGCGGTTGGAGTATTATCTATTCCGTGTCTTTTGGCTGTATCACTTCTGGTGATCTCCGCAAGATTAAGATGTGGACTGATTTTCATTTTTGTCAGTTGGTTTTTTAAATATCTTTTCGGCTGCCGTTATACCTAAAGCGGCCGCAGATAAGGCGGCCACGGAATAAACAAGAGCGTCGTTAGGATTAAAATACAAAGTCCAACATAAGGCAATCGCAGTTAAAACACCAACAAGCCTTTTGCTCGATGCTTGCCCATGCTCGGATAAAAATCCCTTTGCCCATGTAAAAAAGTTTTTCATCGTCCCTGGCCTCTGTATTTTTTTGGTTTGTTTAATGCTTTGGAATAGGATTTTTTAGCTTTGCCATTTCGCCTGGTCCCAAAGGTGACCTTTATTGAGCTTGCCGCAGCTTTAGCCTTTGCCATTATTTTTAAGCTTTTTGCTTTCGTTGATTATTTTATAAACCAAATAAACTATTGATAAAATCGAAATTACCGAGGTAAAAACTACGTTTACCATTTGCAAGCCAGCCATTGCCGTAACATTTGCAAAGATTGCTAGGAAAGTAGACGGTACGCCCAACTCATCGCTTTTCAATATATTCATCTAAGTAATTGTTTTTCGTTTATCAAAAATAAGGCATTTTAAAGCAAATAAAAAAGGGCTAAAATTTAGCCCTTGTATTACCCTTACTTTTCCTTTAAAGCCTCGTAAAGCGGCCCTAAAACAAGCACAGTAAAGCCTTTAGCCTTGACCTTTTCCTTTACTAAATCCGCGTCCGATTTGCTTAGCTCAATGTCGCCATCGGAATAGTAAATTTTCTTTGCCAGCTCGTAAAGTCTAATCGGGTCGTCCTTTTCCTCGGCTGAAAATAAGGCGTTTCCGACCATCTTAGACAAGTACATAAACTCGCCGTTTTCGCTTGTAATTTTGTTGCCTTCGATGTCTTGCAAGGCAATTGCTAGGTTTACAATCATGCTATAAGTGTAAGGTTTAATTTTTCGGCAATATAAACATACGCCGCCTCATTAGAATTATCCCAAGCCAAATAATTTTCGCCATCCATTAATATGTTGCCCTCTGCAAGGTTTTGGCCAATTACCAAAGGCATTGCCTCTGTTCCTTCGCCGCTTGCACAAAGTGAATAGTAAAACGAGCAAGACGATTCTAAGTTGTCGTTAACAATGTAGGCGTTTAGCAAATTAGCCTCTTGGCTTTCGCCATTTTTCCAAATGGTTACTGGTTTAATTTGTTTCATGATATTAATTTTTTAAAATGTCGATTTCTTGTTTTAATTCTTTTATTGCCGCAACTAATAAAGGTATAACTTCAGTATAGCTTAGTCCCATATAACCTGTTGATTCATTGGTTACCACTGCTTCAGGTAGTACTTTTTCAACATCTTGAGCAATTAAGAATGAACGCTTTTTATCTTCTGAATCTGACAGATACCTACCGATTACAGAACGCAAAGAAGATACTTTTTCTAATCCGTTTTCAATATCTACTAAATCAGTTTTTAATCTTTCATCTGAAGCTGCTAACCATGCAATACCTCCTGATGCTAAATAAACACCACCACTACCACCTGACCTTATGTTTAATTCTGTAGTTGCTCCAGTAGTGCCCCCCATAAAAATTTGGGAAAAAGCACCGCTTCTAGTTAATGCTAATTGGTTTCCTCCAGAATCAGCCTCAATACTAACTGGATAACTGCTAGACGAACCACTAATATTTAATTTTGCTCCTGTATCTGTTGTCGTTCCAATAAGTACATTTGATGTATCAGCTACAATTGTCATCATCGATGTTACCTGATTGCCATAACCTTTTGCTCCTTTAGCAAAAACAATTCTTCTACCGCCAACAGTATTACTATTATCAACTGCTATAGTCATATTAAAATAAGAACTTATAACCGCATTATCTGAATCAGTAAATTCAATCGTTGATGGACCTGATGAACTAGTTGAAGGTCGAATTGACAAAATTGATAAAGGACTAGTCGTCCCAATCCCAACGTTGCCGCTGGATAGAGTCATAGTTGGAGCAAAAGTATTAGCACCAGTTGCTCCAAAAGATAAAGTACTATTATTTGAGTGTATAAAAGGCGTTCCACTATTTACACCTATAAACATGGCAGCAGTTGCTCCGTCTGTAAATCGTGTAAATCCAGTCGTCCCTCCAGTCCCTTGAACTAATAACCTTTGACCTTGGTCTGTTGGTGTGCCAACAAGTAGGTTGCCGCCGCTTGTTAGGGTCATTGGTTGACTATATACAAATTCGCTGCCAGCACTACCGCTCCCTATTGTTCTCCAAGCGTGTTGCCCATTTTCCTGATAATAATCACTAGCAAAACCTGTATTTATACGAACCCATGAGGTAGCGGAAACATTTAGATAAGCATTATTTGATAGGTAAAAAGACCCTATTCCACTTGCTGTACTTGTTAAAGAGGCACCACTACTAAATTGAAATAATTTATAAGATGAATTAGTTGTGTTTGGAGTAATGCCAAAACCAATTGAATAAGTACCCTCTTGAATAATGCTATTTCCAATCGTGCTTGCTCCTGTAAACTTTGGCAAGTAGTTAGTAGTTCCTGTTCCCGTGACTGGGTTAGTCAAAGCGTTTTGTTTGCCGTTAAATGTTGTCCAATCGGTACTCGATAACAAGCCATTTTGCGAGCCGCTGGCCGTTGCAATTGCTAAGGTAATAGTTCCGCTTGTTGTTATCGGAGTTGAGCCAATAGTGACGCCGCTAGTCGCCGAGGATAAGCCGACAGAGGTAACCGTTCCAAGATTAGAAGTTTTGTTATTAAAAGTCGTCCAATCCGCCGAGCTTAAAGCGCCTCGATTTGTCGCGCTTGCCGTTGGTAAATTAAACGTATGAGTATCTGTTACGCTAGAAATTGCAAAGTCCGTTCCGCTAGTCCCAACCGTTAAATATTGCACTTGGCTAGTAAGTCCGTTTAATGCAGTCAAGCCACTTGTAAACGTGGTTATAACTTGGCATAAATGATTATTCTCAGTATGTAAAGTAATTGTCCTACCTGAATGCGTCACATAATATCTAAGCGCCAATCTATCTGTTAAAGCTAGGACTGTCTCGGGAACTGCTAACGCGCTAAAATATGGGTTTAAGTTAGTTCCAAAAGCGATTAATTCAGGAGCCGAGCTGCTAGACGCAATTAATGTAAAGGTTGTGCCATTGTACTTGTAAAGCTCGATATAAAAGGACGGCGAGCCACCATTACTTGACGCGCTAAAATAGGTTTCAAAATTCCAATTTCCAGCTGGAATAAGTAGTTTATTAGGGTCGCCAGCATCTGTAATAAATGAGGCAATATATCCATCTGCGTTTATGCTTATGTCAGTTCCAGCGCCAAATATTGGCGTTTTGTTAAGTTCCTTATAAGCAACTCCTCCGATTGTGCCTTGCGAAACAGAACCATTCAAATAGTAACTAACCGAAGAGCCTCCGCCCGTAGTTGCTGGAAAGTCAGCCAAAGAGCCGTCGCCTCTAATATATTGTCCAACCGTGCCAGCGCCTCCTAAAACTTGAGCGTCTGTAATAGACAACCCAGTTGAGGCAGTTGCAATGGTTACTGGCAAATGGTTTTGACCGCTTCCACTTGGGTCGACGGGATTTTGTCCCTCGGAAACAACAAAGCCTGGAGAGGCTGGAGTTGAGCCAGCTCTAACAACTTGCGCTCTAAATTTGCTAATATTTACGTCTTCCATTTATGTCGTTGGTTCTATTCCTAAATCGTAAAGCTCAATTCTCGCCGTTCCTTTTCTGCAATCAAGTTCGTAACTCATTAGCGCCCAATATCGTCCGTTAAACAAGAAACTTCTAAAAGGGTCGATTGGTCTTCGCTCAATCGTTGCTAAAACTCTGTAATTCGTTCGGCCTTTCAAGTTAGCTAATTCTTGCACGATAATATCTAGCAAAGGTAACTCTTCGACTCCATCTCGTGTCCAATCCGTAGAAACTGCATTGTCAAAATCTAGCAATCTAATCGCTGAAACTGAGTTGCTCGTAATTGCGTCTCCAATGTATGTATTGTAATCGGGATGCACGTTGGCATAAGGTGAGCCAGTAACCGCTTTAACTCCTAACTTTGACAAAGATAAGCCATCCGTTTTCTCAATCTTTAAAGAGAGATTTTCATACCTTACAACGTATCTGTTAGCCGTTCCTCCGTTGCAAATTAGTTGATGCAATCGAATCTCAACCTCGCCGTCAACTGGGACTAAAACGTTATTTATTGCAATGCTATTCCAAACAGAGCCAGCCGTAACCGCGAACTCCATGACCGTACTTGTGCCAGTCCAAGCAAAGGTTGTTGCTCCGCTTCTTGACAAGTATTGGTTGCCAATTTTAATCATTAATCCAACGGCATGAGCCGCTGGAGTAACCGCATAACTCGTGCTTACTCTTTCTACCATGTATTGAAAGGTCAAAGAAATAGTATTAGCCGTCTCTTCTGCAATTGTAATGGCTCCTCCAGTTGTATTCGTGCTTGCTCTAATCCAAGATAATTCAGGATCATCTATTCCATCCGTTGTGGTTGTTGTCCATATTTGCACATACTCCCCCCCTCCAGATACGTACTGCACCAATGCCGTACTTCCACTTGGAACGCTTGATGGCTGGTTACTTGGGATTGCCTTGTGATAATCCCAAAGCTTTAGTTGATAAATTCCGTTATAAGTAGAGCCTACTCCGTTTAAATTCCACTCCTCAATCGCAAACTTAGCGTCAAATATTCCGCCTTGGCTATTTGGGTCTAATACTCCAAGATTTAGATAAGAGTTAAATTCTGTAAATACTCTTCTAGCAGTTTCTTCCGGAGAGTTAATATCCGCATTTAGATCATCGCCGTTAACAATTGTAGTTGTTGCCGTTAAACTTAGGTCGGGCAAGAATTCGTACATTTTATAAGATAACTTGCCTAACTCGGTCAATCTCACAACATAAAATTGATTTTTCCACAAAAAAACTCGGCAAAGGAAAGGGTTAACCATTCTCTCAATCGTATCTTTTAAATACAATTGCTCGTTTTCAATCCTTACGCCGTTGCTAAATTTAGCGTCTAGTCCATCGGTAAAGATTGCGTTTTGTGGCACGTTAAATTGACGGAAAACGCTTTCGTCATAATCCATTCTAGCCTCGTGTACTTCGCAACCAATAAAGACAGGTCTTTGATCTACAAATGATTGATTCAAAGCGCCAACAACTCCAGACAAAGCCTGTGTTCTAGGGTCAGGCCAAGAGGTAAAATTTGAGCGTATAGAATCAAATCCTTTTAATCCATCAACCGCAGTAAAAGAGAAAAGCTTTGGCCCACTCTTATATGGAGAGGTAATAAAGTCAGGCGCTATGTAGCCGCTAAAGAAAGATTGTATGCCTTCAAATTCTAAGTAATTAATTTTACTTGTTCCACTTGTTGCTCCAATTACAAAGGTATTATTTCCAAACGCAATCGATTCAAAAGTAGCAACTGAAGCCGCTGGTATTGCAGTCCAATTTATTGCGTTTGTAGAGTAAGCTATTCGGTTAGTTCCACTACTTCTAGTTGCAACAAAATATCCGTTTCCATAAGCTATTGACTCTGGAGAAAATGGTATTGAATTACTTATCCAAGTTAATCCATCAACTGAATATCTTGAGCCAGTAGTAAATTTACCATCTGCAAAAAAAATTGTCGTAGAGTTAAAAACTGTTGCTTGCTCATCCCAATTTAAACCGTCATAAGAAGTAAAAGTTGTCCCTCCTGAAGATGCGCTACAAACCGCGACCCAAATTCCATTACCATAAGCAACACCGCTAAATGATGGATTTATACTTGTTGTTCTTGATGTCCAAGTAATTCCATTTGGTGATGTCATTATACGATTAGTTCCAGTACTAGCAACCGCAACATATAATCCATTTCCAAATGAAATATCTTGAAAAGTCATTACCTCACTAGGAGTTCTGCTTGTCCATGTTATTCCATCTGGTGAGGTATTAATATATGATGTTGGAACTCCTGAAGCAATTACAAAACCAATGGCTACAAATTGACCATTTCCATAAGTAACGTGTTCAGCACCTAAATAACCGCCACTTGTCCAAGTAATTCCATCCGAAGAATATTGCACATTTGCAAAAACACCAACAAAAAACCCATTTCCATAAGCCATGCCTCTAAAACCTCCAGTTGGAGAAGCGGCTTGCCAATCAGTAATATCGTTGTTTGCGCTAACTTGATTTAACGCAACTCTCCAAGTCCGATTGCCACCAACAAGAAACTCGTTAAAATCTCCAGTCTCGCCAGCAATTGTAAAGTCAACCGAGGAGCCAATAATTGTCTCTAATGGGTCGTTTCCAGTATTACCCCAATTGTATGTAATATCGTTAATCAGCAAAGGTGTAACCGCTCCTGAATAGCCAGTTCTGAAAATTTGCAAGTTCCAAACATTGCCTCCGTAGTTTGTAGCATACCCCCCCTCATATTTTAGACCGTAGTCATTTACAGGCGCGTTTTGGCCTGTTAAAACAACATAGGCTTTAACATCCTCACTAGGCATCGTGTAGCTAAACGACAAACTAGAAGACAAGAAAGTATTGCCTGGCGAAGTATACCACATTGCGGTATGATAACCAGAGCCTGGCGCAACTGCAATTGTCAATACATCGCCTTCGGTATAGAATTCTAAAGGAGTAACCCCGTTAACCGTAATCGTGCCAAGACCTTCTCGAACTGCAAGGAGTAATCTATAATCGTTAGCCATTAGCCTTTATTTATCTTATTGTTTGCCTGTCCTAAAACATAAACCAAATCATTGCCTTTTACTACAAACTCGCCGCTTACATCTCTGTTTTGAGCGAATAAGCCTCCTTGTCCACCTCCAGCAAAAGAAGTTCCTCCGCCAACACCTGAGGTTCCAACAGATGATCCACCACCACCTCCTCCTCCTCCTCTTGAACTACTTCCCAAACTTTTAGCTTTATTTGATACAAAACCAGCCAATGCAACTAAAGCTACACCAGCAGCAATTGCTACAGCTGGATTAAGACTTGTCAAAGCCTTTTTTATACCTTCAACTGCAAGACCAGTTGCAATGGCTAATTGTCCTAGTTGATTTAAAATACCAGCTAATCCTCCAAGCAATGCACCTCCAGCTGCTTTAATTACGTTGCCACCACTTGCCAAAGCGTCACCAATTGCGAAAGCCATGTCACCAAGTGTATTTTCTGCGCCTTGTTCTAAAATAGCAAATGTTTCATTAACAAAAGCTTGAGTTTCTGACAATCTGCCAATAAATGAATCTAATGAAGTAAATCCTTCAGCAGCACCGTTTGCAATTGCCGCGTAAAATTGCTCAACACCTATTCCACTTCCTTTTAATGCTAGATTTAAAGCATCAAGAGCTTGAATTTGGCTTTGAATGTTTTCTAAATTAGCCTCTGGTAGTTCAAATTTATTTCTATCTGGAAGAATTGGATCAAATGAAACTGTAGGGAGCTTCAAATCAATATTTTGTATTTCTTCAAAACTTCTTTTTAGTTTATTACTTGATTCGCTGCTTTTCTCTGATAGTTGAAAAAAGTCAGTTAATTCCAAATTAAGATTAAAAAACTCATCTTTCAATTGGCTTGTAGCCGTATTATTTTTAACTAACTCACTTTGAGTTTTAGGTGCAACAACATTTCCTAGTAAATTTAATTCCTTATTTACGTTTATAATTGCATCTCCTAAATCAACTAAAGCGAAATCAACTGTTCTGTCTCCAAAAATTTGCGCTAGAGTTGTTCCATTTTTATTAATTTGGATTCCTCTTTCTGATATTTTTCCTAATAAATCTTCTCTTTGCTTTAATAAATTGTTTTGTAAACTTACCTCATTTTGCTCTTTTTGAATTATTTCAAATCTTTCTTTAGCTAAATCAACTAACTTTTCCTCAATTGCAATTGCAGCTGCTCTTTGTGTAATTGCACTAACCACTTTTAGATAAGCATCTCCAAGACCATTTGCCAAAGCTTTTTCTTGAGTAATATTACTTAAAATAGTAGGATACTCCTCTTTTAGCTTTTTATATGCCGCAATTCTTGTTGATTGAGGTTGATTTGTATCGTTTAAAGCCTTATTTAATAAATCTAATTGTACTAATTCATTTGCTGTTCCTTTAGATCCTGCTAATCTAGCTTGCTGAACTGCACCTAAAGAATCTATTACCTTTCTTAAAGTTTGGTCAAAAGTTTGGGTTTCTTTTTCTAAATCCTTTGTCTCTTCTTTTGAATCAAAAACCCCCATTTGATAGGCAGTTAATGCGGTAGTAATTAAAGAAACTACTAAAAATAAAGCATTTCCAGGAGAAATTATTTGTAAAAAAGCCTGTTTAAGAGCAGCTCCTGTTGAAGTACTTGTATTCCTTAATTCTTGAAAAGAGAAAGCTAGTTGTTGAATGTTGTTACCAACACCAATAATTCCAAAAGGAGCATCTTGAATAATTCTTGCAAAGTCTACTCCAACAGCGTTGTAACTTCTTGTAGCTTTAGTTAAAGGCTCAATTCCAGTGCTTTTTAATTTACTTATTGCTGCTTGAGTTTGAGCAAGCTTTACGTTTAAGTTAGCAATCTCTGGCAAATCAGTTGCAGCTCTTAAAGCCTTATCTAAATCTAAAGCTTGCTTTTCAAGGGCTCCAATAATTCCAATTGATTGTCCAAAGCCTTTTTTAAGCCCATCAATTACCGCTCCAATTTCAACGTCTATTCTTGGATTTGCCATTTCTTTCTAGTTTACTTGCAATTTCCAACAATTTCTTTGCTTTAGCAAAGTCTTGCGGTGTTGTCTCCAATGGCTTGCCAAAGTTATCCCAAGGCAATGGCCAAAGTTTTAAAGGGTCTAAATTAGCTCCTTTCTTTAAATGTGGTTGTAATCCTATTATTGCATGAGTTCTCATTGCCTCAACCATGTCTTTTTGGTCAATCTCGTGTCCTTTTATCAATGCCTTTAACTCTTTCCTACTTAAACAAAAAAGCTGCTCATAAGGGAGTTTTGTCCTACCTACGAGCAGCATTAAATTTTCGCGAGCTGAATAATCCTCGCTTTCGTCTTCACTTATGTTTTTTTTTCTTGGCTTTCGCCAACGCCTAACTCTAAAAGTAAGTCGGATAAAACATTGTTAAACAATTTCATTACATCCTTGCCCTCAATCCAAACTTTTAACTCGTCTAAGCTTACTGAATTTGTTGACTTACGCAAGCAAGCAACTTTGTGGCATTCATGTAGTAAAGCGTAAATGTAATCTAGCTTAGGTATTGAACTTCCTGTAAAAGCTTCTCCAATTCCTAGTCCTGTAGAATCTTCAAAGTTTGCCAAAGACCCAAGATTTGGGTAAAAGAAAATCTCTCCTTCTTTAAAAGGAGCTGAATGGTACTTAGCCATATATTTTGTTTAGGTTGGTATTACGCTAATAACAGGAGCGCCAGCAAAGTCGAAAGTTCCTGAGAATGAAACTTGAGAGTTTCTTTCAGCGGTAATTTCAATTGAGTTTAACTGAGCATCAACTGTAATGATTTTATCTCCTGAGTCAGTACCTCCAAAAACCAATTCAAATACTTTTCCGATGTCTTCCATCAAGTCAAAAGCTGAAAGGTTAGATACTCCAGTAGATGCAAAATCTAGGTCTCCTGAGAAAGAGAAAGAACCTGATTTGTCTCCGCCTTCAAGTCTAACTCCATAGTCTCCGGTGCAATCGTTTCTAACGGTTACAGATTCGTTGGAGATGGAAACTGAAGCGGAAGTTTTACAAACGACAGGAAGAGAGTTCCACTCGAAAGTAAAGAAATTGCCTAATTGATATGTTGCCATTGCTTATTCGTTTTAACAAATATACATAAAATTTTAATTATCAAGACACGAAGAAAATATCCAATGTGTAGGATAATATTTTTTGGTAAGCTATTTGGCTACTTCCTTGCTCAATTTGAGTTCTGCTAAAGTTCTTTCTAATGTTTATTACTTGCAAATCGTCTGGTAATGTTAAATAATCCAAAGTCATTTTTTGTTGAATAGCATTTGAAATATTTTCCGATAATTTCTTGCCTCCGCTACCTTGTGGAAACTTGGTAACGATATTAATTTGAATGGTTGCGTTTTGTCTAATCGAACAATCATTGTTTGTTGTTTCTGCTTCGTTTTGGTCTGTTATAAGAACAAAAGCAGCTGAATTAACATAATTAGCTGGATTAATTGTTGGCGGTAATTCCGTATCGTAAATTGGAATAGTAACTCCGCTTAGAGTCAGAGGCGTGATTGCATTAATTACGGCAATTCGTATGTCGGTGGCTATTTCTCTCATTTTAAATCCTTATTTATTTCGTTTTCGATTTCTTGAACCAAGTTTGCTGTATTTCTAAAGAAAGCTGGCATTAAATAAGGCTGCCCAATTATACGACCTTTACCATTTCTATAATACGTCCTAGCAATAGTTCGAACCTCTTGAGAATATTGTGGATTTGATAAAATCTCTCTTGCACTTAATCCTGTGCCAAATTCCATCCAAGCCTCCCATTGTTCACCAGTTGTTGGAACGCTTAAACCAACATTCCAAAGTAATCCATTTTCAAAAACTTTTTTATCAATTTTTTGCTTAATAAAACTTAAATTAATTGTTGCATCTCCAATTTGATATGAATTTGGTGCATTTCTAATTGCCTCAATTTCAATATCTGTTGCCGTACTTGACAAAATATCTTTTACGGCATCAATTACAATCTGCTCTTGCTTGTCTAAGTCCTTTAAAGCAGCGTCCAATCCTTTTATCTTTACGCTCATACTCCAACCATTTTAATTATGTACTCTTTGTGCTGCCGTTGGTCATCTAATTGAACGCCAATTATTTTGTAATAGCGGTTACGATAATATACCTGATAATTTTCGCTAGGAACAAAAGAAACTCGATGTTGAATTGCAATTGTATAAGTATTTGGCAAAACCATTTCCCCAGCCTCCAAAGCGTTTCCACCGTTTGTTTGATTTACAGATGCAAACGTAGACAAAGAAGTTGATTGACTTATAATTGTTCCGCCAGCTCCGTCTGTTACAGGCGAAAAAGTTATAAACTCAACCTTTTGATCATACTTGCCAAAATTTATCATACGAATAAGTCTGCTCTATATTTTAACTCTGTTGAAATACTAGCCTTTTGTGCATATTGCTCCTGAACGCTAATCATGTTTTGTCTAAATGCAAAATCAGTTGCAATCCTTTTTAGCATAGCTACATGAAGGTCTTGAGGCAAAGGATTTGAGTTATTAAATCCAGCAGTATAGGTGTAATTTTCTACTTCTGTTTCGTCAGTTGTCACATCCGCCACCCAAGGGCCAATTGGATAAATTCTTTGTCCAGTTTTATTATTTGTTACAACCACATTTCTTTCTACGTAAAGCATTCCGCTTGCCTTCTCACTTTCGTTTCTAGCCGCTGGAATAAGTTCGTTAGTGATTAGTGTATCCCAATCTGAGAAATCTATTTGCATCCATGCCTTAGCTTCTGCCAAAGTAATTGGCTCAGTAGCAACCGAAAAGGAATATCTAATGTCGAGGGGTCTTACTACGCTCATTTCGTTTTTATTTCTTGTTTGTCCATTTTGACCCAAATTGCTAACCCTTTGTTAACTAGGTAAGTGTCGTAAGTCTTGCCTACGCTTATTACTTCGTCTTTATGAAATGGTGCTAGGTCAACTAATAATTTTATCATAAAGATACTATTTATTTCATTAAATGTTTTTTCTCATTCCAAGGCTCGAAATCAGTCCAAGGTCTGTAAGAATGGAAAACATAAAGTGACCTAATCAATCCAACCTTTAATCCAAGCTCCTTAACTCTCATGGAAAACAAAGAATCAAAAGCCAAGCTATTTTCAGTAAACTTAATTTTCTTCCAAGTCTTATACTGAAATGCCATGAAGAATCCGGCAATATAATCTTTGATTTCTTCTACCCCACCCCCCTCATATGACATGGCGATGTTGTAATGGTTTCTAATGTTTAAATCGTTGCTAAACGCTTTTGCATGCAGTTGGTGCTTTGATCTTAGCCGATTGGTATAGCATCCCACCAAGCCAAATTTGTCTCCATCTACAGACAAAGCATCATGTATTCTCTTCCCCCAATCTGGAGTCAGATACAATATGTCTCCGTCTTGCATCACTATCCAATCGTCATCATTTGCATTTATGCTGGCCAAGTATTCATTGTAGGCTTTGCCA